TTAAGATAGAACAACCTTTATTTCCTGAATAATGTTTATAAGAACGACCGCTATCAACAAGATACTTAAGTTAAAAAAGTTTTGCAGAGGAGTCCAGGGTGGCTCTTCTGCGTGTTAATCCCTTGGGTAGCAATATTCAAGGGATACAATAAGCAGGCAAAACATACGCAATCCTTCCCATCCTAATTGATATTGCTACCAAGACTCCATTAAGTGAAATTAGTGTAGTAGCAGAATCCATCCCACATCTTAAACGTGGAGCAATGAAAGATTTTAAAAAGATTATGGTTGAAACTGGGAGATTCTTTGATGATCGTTGGAACGCTACTGATTTTAAGTACACTTTCGCTAATGGTTCTCAAATAGAGTTCTTCAGTGCGGATAATGATGCGAAGCTACGTGGTGCAAGACGTGATTGGCTTTACATGAACGAAGCCAACAACATGAACTTTCATTCTTACACAGAACTTGCTAGTAGAACAAAGAAAGGTGTTTACCTTGATTGGAATCCTACTGATGCTTTCTGGTTTCATGATGAACTTATTAATGACAATGATGTTGATTTCTTGATTATCAATTACCTTGACAACGAAGCTTGCCCTGAATCAGCACTAAACTTTATTAACAAGGCAAAGCAGAAAGCGGACTTAGGTAGTGCGTTTTGGAATAACTGGTATAGAGTGTATGGTTTGGGTGAAATCGGTTCTTTGGAAGGTACAGTATTCAATAACTGGACTCAATGCGACAAGATTCCACAAGATGCTGAGTTCATAAGTTATGGCTTAGATTGGGGTTTCACGAATGATCCCACAAGTTTAATTGAAGTTTACCGGTACGAAAGTAAGATTTACGTTAATGAGTTGTTGTATCAAACTCAGTTAACTAATTCAGACATAGTAGCTAAGTTGAAAGCCTTCAACGTGAATACTTCACAATGTATTGTGGCGGATTCTGCAGAACCAAAAAGCATTCAAGACTTGACAAATGCAGGTTATTACGTAGAACCTGCAAGGAAAGGACCTGATAGTATTAAGGCATCAATAGACAGATTGCAACAATATGAGATAGTGGTAACTAAAAATTCACTAAATTTGATTAAGGAATTAAGGCAGTACAAATGGGCAAAGGATAGGGAAGGTAAGGCATTAAATGCTCCTGAGGATGTGATGAACCACGCCATTGATTGTTTGAGGTATGTTGGATTAAACAAGTTAAGTCAGTTTGAGAATAGTGGAGATTACTCGTTTGGTGATTCTGATGAATGGTAGTTGTTGTTTATTTTGGTTAGTATTAGGTTTATGGTAACTCCTGATGTTTCTACATCGGGATTTTTTTTGCCTATTACAGAAACAAAACTTCATTTCACGCTATATTACTATGATGACATTGCAACAATACCAACGAATAGCAGGCTTTTATTCGGCTACTGATGATGAAATAACTCAGGTAGCTTTGATTGTTTGTGATATGTTCAACCTTAGCCATGATGAAGTTGACAATATGCAGCCTGCAAAGTTCATAAAGTATTCGAATAAGGTTACAAAACGATTCAAGAAGTTAGGTAAGAAGCCATTATTCGGAAGGCTCAAGTTACAAACGGATGCAAAGAAGATTACATTAGGGCAATTCATCGAAGTTCAACACTTTCTCAAGATGGGAGAGATTGACGCCATGCACTTGGTTACTGCATCAATATGGAACGATTTAAGACCACATGATATCAAAGCAGACATTCTACTCAAAAAACATATTAGATTGATTCTTGGCGACTATACAACGTTTCTACAATCATTTGCAGAACTCTTGCAAGGTTACAAAGGTTTATTCGAATCTGATGAAGTTGTTGAAGAAGATGGCAAGATGGAAAAACCTCATCCCTTTCTTGAGCAATACGGTTGGATATACTCAGCAAAGGAAGTTGCGCAACATGAAGGAATAACATTAGACAAAGCATTTGAACTTCCTATCTTGCAAGCCTTCAACGCATTAGCTTATTTGAAGTCTGAGCAATCCTATCAAAAATATATCAACAAATGACAAGGGCGCAACACGAAGCAGTAGACTCAGGGTTCATAGACCTTAACACTTTGGATGCAGGTGATTATCAAGCTATTGACTTATCCGATATTAAAAATACTTTGGTTGCTATTGCAGGTGCTTATGTTGGGTTGATACATGAGAACGCAACAAGTAAAGATGTGAATTCCTCAGGTGATATGATTGAGAACATCAAGCCTACTGATGTTACAACAACTGAAACTGGATATAGTATAGGTATAACTGCTCCTGATTACGCAACTTATCAAGATGAGGGTGTTAACGGGTGGAAGGTTAACAGAGGTTCAAGGTTTCAGTTTAAGACTAAAGGAACTAAAGAAGGTTCGCCAATGTATAACTCATTAAAAGAGTGGGTTAATCGTGAAGGACAAAGTGCAAGAAATGTGAAGGTTGGAGTTACACGAAGAGAGCGCAGAGGTATGAAGATGAAAAGCGTTGAAACAAAAGCTATTCTTGCAGCAGCGGCAGGGATAAAACGTTTTGGTATTGAACGCACAAACTTTTGGTCAGATGCAACAAAAGAAATAAACGCATACATTGAAACTGAGTTAGGCATAGCAACAAAGATTGATATTATAAATAACTTATACCCATCTAAATGACATTAGAATCAACTCCACCAGTATATTCAAGCGTAAACGATGCTCTCGTTTATGTGGCTTATGATGCGCACGCAGCTAATCCTACAACATACCCGAATTACAAATATGTTGCAGAAGTTTGGATTAACGGCACACAAGTATTTACGGGTAAGTATTTTCCGAATCCTACAACGAATCGTGCTATCATGGATTTCGGTATGGTTGTTCGGGAATACCTAACAACCACTTTACAACCAACTGGATCAGGAATACTTGCTCAAGAACTTGGCGAAGGTTCATGGTCTTTATCGGTTGTAATTAAGTTAAGGGAAGAATACTCTGGTACTGTTGGAGCGGTTGTTTTAACTGATTCTACAAGGACATTCTTTAATCACTACAACGGAAGGATAAACGATTTCACCATATTGGGTAATTACGATGATGCTCCAACAACCGAGAGACCAACAACGATAAACTTAACTTTTGCAAGTGCGTATTATTACTTACCATACTTTAGTGAAACTACTACTCCGTTTGATGTGGTGATAACTGGCGGTACTTCAACAAGGACTAAAACAATAACTCCAACGGCTGCCAATACTTTGCAGATTCTTAATATTTCACCACTTGCCATAAATACGGATTATTCAGGAAATTTCACTTCGTCAACAACATCATATACGGTTGCGGTTGGTGGTGTTACTTATACTATTAATGTGCTTTGTTCAGGATTGTATCGTAATTACTATGTCCATTTCCTTAATAAATTTGGTGGATATGAAACAATGTTATTTAATAAGGTTTCAAAGCGGTTCTATGATATCGAAAAGAAATCCTTCAATCAGTTAGCATATCGGGTTAATGGTTCTGGAGTTGTATCGGTAAAGTCAGGGAATACCATGTACCAACAAAAGACTGATTTCGCTGGAAGATTCAAAGAAAGATTACGTGTTAATACTGATTGGCTATCAGATGCAGAATATCAATGGCTTGCGCAGTTGGTTACAAGCCCACAAGTATGGATTGAAGATGCCGGCACACTTTATCCGGTGGTAATATCCGGAACCAATTATGAGTTCAAAGAACACATTGTTGATGGGTTGATAAACTTGATGATTGATGTAGAATTTGGGGCAACATATAAAACACAATTTCAATAGATGAAACTATTTATAGAAAATCAAGAAGTTGATGTTAATGTATCGTTTAGTACACTGATAACGTATGCTATTGATGATATTAAAGATTTCGGGGCAAAGAATACTAACTTCAGCAAAACGATAATTGTTCCGGGTACCAAGCGCAATAATGTATTATTTGGCAACATATTCGATATCAACTCAGCTAACGATTACACAAGCATATCGGATAATATAGGGATTAACTTCAACGCTGCTCAGTCAGCAAGTGCAATCATATTCGCTGATAATTTGCAAGTCTTTAAAGGTATCTTTCGAATATTAGAAATAATTGTTGAGGATGGCTTCATAGAATACGAATGTTGCGTGATAGGAGAATTGGGAGGTTTTGTTTCTGCATTGGGAAACAAGAAGCTTGAGCAACTAGATATGGGGATAGCTGATCAAACATACAATGAAACAACTATATCAAGCAGTTGGGACACGATAGCAGGCTCAGGAGTTTATTATCCTTTAATTGATTATGGGCAATCGAGTACCAATAAGATTGATTTTGATTTTAAGACCTTTAGACCAGCACTTTATGTTAAGCAATACCTAACTAAATTAGTGGAATCATCAGGCTACACATGGGATTTCCCTTTGCTTGCTACTGCTTTATTTGATAGGTTGATAATTCCGCACAATGGGCAGCAGATTACTACACTAAGCACAACTTTATTTGATGCGGATGCTACTGCAGCAACCTATACAAGTATTCAGTATGCACGTTATACAGTTAGCACATTAGGCTCATTTTCGGCATCAGTTAATAACGATGTATTTACTTATACTCCTGCGACATCTATTGTAACAAACATATATTGTGCTTATGCTGGGTTGATTAAGTCTACTACATCAACTCCTACAACAGTTACTTTCTACCTGAAGCAGAATTCTACAATACTTTCACAAACTACGATTTCAGTTCCTACAACGAATATACCTTTCGGAATTAACCTTTCAGTTAATAACATCACTTTTGCAACATCCGATACTTTAAAACTTGAAATTAGTTCTAACGTAGTTCAGATTCAACAGTTTGGAGGTGCGTTAACAGTTACTTCACTTACACCTACACAAGTACCAGTTGAGTATGGGGATTCTATTGTACTAAATGATACGATTCCAAAGGGAATTCTTCAAAAGGACTTCTTTAGTTCTATTTGCAAGATGTTTAATTTGTACGTGTTCGAAGATTACAACTTTGAAAAGAAACTAAAGGTTATTCCGTTTATCACATATTACGAAGATGCCTTATCCGTTGATTGGTCATTGAAAGTTGATCGTGCCAAGCCGATGAAGTTGAAGCCTATGTCTGAACTCAATGCAAGATATTACCAGTTTAAATACAAGTCAGATAATGACTATTATGGGGAGAACTACCGAAAGAAATTCAATGATGACTACGCTAATTATATATATGATAGTGAATTCGATTTCGCAAAGGAAACTAATATCGTTGAATTGATATTTGCATCATCGGTTCAATATAGCAAGTCAGGAACGGACAAGTATTTTCCTGCAATCTATAAACTATCTAACGAGAACACCAAAGAAGATAAGATGGATTCGGTTATTAGGATTCTACAAGCGCAAAAGATATCTTCCATTACAAGTTGGGCATTGAAGAACGGAGGTACAACTTTAGCGAGTTATACTGCCTATGGGTATGCAGGGCATTTGAACCATCCAACTTCGCCAACAAGTGATATTAATTTTGGGATTCCGAAAGAATTATACTACGATGCATCAATTTATACTTCGGTTAACTTGTTTAATACTTATTGGAGTTCATACCTTGCTGAGATTACCGATAAGGATTCAAGGCTCCTGACTTGTACCATGAAATTAGCCTACAAAGATATCTATCAGTTGGACTTCAGTAAGCTAATTTGGATTGATGGAGTATTGTATAGGATAAACAAGATAGTTGATTACAACGCGACAAATGAAGATACTTGTACTGTAGAGCTTCTTAAAATTATAAATAGGATATACTAATGAGTGATATAAATATAAAAGCCAAGATTGAGGTAGAGAATTTAGGCAGTCTTAAGCAGCAATTAAAAGAAGCACAAAATGATGTTCAGTTATTGGCTGATAAGTTTGGCGCAACATCTGTTCAAGCTATTGAGGCAGCAAAGAGGGCAGCGGATTTAAAAGACAGAATCGGTGATGCGAAAGCCTTGGTTGATGCTTTCAACCCTGATG